CTTTAACCTATCAATATAATAATCGTTATCTGATAAGCCTTTTGATATTTTTGCATCTGCAAAGGCATATTTAATTGGCGTTAAGTCCATTTTGCTTTTCTCTTTATTTGTTTTGATTAATTTTTATTCTCTATCTTCAAAGTCAAACCGGATCACTGGGCGGCTTTGAATCCACCAACAATACAGGCCGCGAGCAGCAATCGCCGATTGTTCGCACTCTTCGCGGTGCCCGGCCATGATGAATGTGCCGTCTTGATTGAATGCTGCTGCATCAAACTGTTCCGCACCTTCTGGGTATTGAAATTTAATCATTTTCGTTTCTCCTATTTTTATTTAAAATTAAATTGCAGCAAGTGCTGAATTAAGTTGCTCAAAAGAATCAAAGGCCCATACTTTAGAATCGCCTTTGAATTTGGCGCCAAACTGTTTTAATGTTTCTTTAACGCTGTATGTATTGCCGCCCAATGCTGGCGCACCGTAGCCTTTATTGTTATAAAGATAATAACCATAAACAAGACCTTTAGATTTTGCAATATTTGCAGCATTGTTTTTTTGTTCTTTTAGGCTATTTAATGGTTCGCGTACTGTGTGTGTTAAAAACATTTTTTGCTCCTCAGTTGTTTGCTTCGATGTGTGTATATTACGTCCTAAAGGACATAAAGTAAAGCATTATTTTATATTTATAGTGTTGTATTTTTGCAAATATTGTGGTATATGTAGATTCGTGACTATTTACTAAAATGACTTTTAGAATCAGGTACTTATTATGGCTGGTAAAGCTTTAAGCCCAAACTGGCGGCTAAAAATACAATCTGCACGTCTTATTCAGTGTTTAGAAGATCATGTTTTTGGCCTTAATGACATGAAAGCAACACAGATCAAAGCGGCTGAAATATTGCTTAAAAAGACACTGCCAGACCTTGCTACTGTTCAATCAACTGGTGATGCTGATAATCCAGTCAATATCACATATACATGGCAAACACCCAGCTAATCACTATTGATTACAGCCCTCGTAGGCTGTTTTTGCCCTTCCATTTTAGGTCTGAACGTTGGGCGGTTGTGGTTGCTCATCGGCGTTGTGGTAAGACTGTTGCTTGTATCAATGACCTTATTAAGAGGGCTTTGCAGGAAAACAAGCCAAATGGCCAATACGCTTATATTTGCCCGTTCTTGACCCAGGCTAAGTCTGTTGCTTGGATGTACTTATTAAGGTACAGCTTGTTGTGCCGTTCAAAGATGAACGCTTCTGAGTTGTGGGTGGAACTTCATAACGGCTCAAGAATTAGATTGTTTGGTGCGGATAATGCTGAGGCATTGCGTGGTATGTACTTGGACGGCATTATTCTTGATGAGTACGCTGATATGAAGCCTCGAGTCTGGGGCGAGATTATCCGGCCCTTGCTTGCTGATCGAAATGGAATTAATGGATACAAAACTTGGGCTGTCTTTATTGGCACGCCAAAGGGTAAGAATAATTTTTGGTCGCTGTATGACTTTGCTAAAAACGACAAGAATTGGCATGTAACTACGTTAAAGGCAAGCGAAACAGGACTGCTCCCTGCCGAGGAATTGGAAGATGCTCGTTCCATGATGAGCGAAGACCAATACTTGCAAGAGTTTGAGTGCAGCTTCGAGGCGGCTATTCTTGGGGCCTACTACGGCAAGGAAATGCGAATTGCTCAAGAAGAGGGGCGAATCACTGAGGTCAAATACGATCCTGCCTTGAAAGTGTATACGGCTTGGGATTTAGGCTATTCAGATGATACGAGTATTGTATTCTTTCAGATTGGACGTAATGACATTCGAGTGATAGACAATTATGCTGGCTCTGGCTTGTCTATGGGTGATTACTTGTCGATAGTCAAGTCTAAAGGTTATAACTACGCTACTCATTATCTGCCACATGACGCTAGGGCAAAGACCCTTGCCTCTGGTGGTAAATCTATTCAAGAAATGGCAGAAAAAGAGTTGGGCATTTCTAATGTGCGGATTGTTCCTGAGCTGTCATTACAAGATGGTATTCAAGCGGTTCGCTCGATATTCCCGCGATTATGGTTTGATGAAAAAAAATGCAACGAGTATGACCTGCTTGAGTCTTTGAGACAATATCAACGGGAATGGGACGACGACAAGAAAAGATACAGAGACAAACCACGCCACGACTGGACTAGCCACAATGCTGATGCTATCCGATACATGGCGATTGCTTGGAGAGAAGAAGCCAGCTTGCAGCCCAAGCCTAAGCCTAAATTCTGGAATGACATTAGCCTCAATGAGTTATGGGAACAAACAGATAAAAAGAAACATTCGCGCATTTGATACAAATGTGTTATTATTGCAACAAATCATCAAAAAGGGCTTGCAATGGCTTACGATTGCGAGTTTTGGCGCTCTGAGCTGAAACGATATAAAGATGACTATTTACATTTTACTAAATCCGGCAGAGATTTGGTAAAACGCTTTCGTGATGAGCGAAAAGACAGCGAAAACGCCGATACTAGATTCAATATTTTTTGGTCAAACATCAAGACATTAAAACCCGCAGTATATTCCCGCGCGCCTAAAGTTGAAGTTTCACGTCGTTTTGACGATCAGAATCCGGTGGCTCGTACAGCTTCGACCATTTTAGAGCGGGCTATCGAGTACGAATTAAAACAATATCAAGACTATCATTCTGCGCTGTCTAATTGCGTAGATGATAGGCTGATTGTCGGTCGTGGTATTGCATGGATTCGATACGAGCCTAAGATAGAAACGGTAGAAGAGCCGACGATTACAGATGATATTGAGACTGGTGAATACGAGCCATTAGAACGTGTTGTCGATGAGCGTTGTCCGGTAGATTATGTGTTTTGGGATGACTTTGCTCATACTCCTGCCCGTACATGGGAAGAGGTGACTTGGGTAGCTCGTCGTGTTTATCTGTCTAAAGACGAAGGCTTAGAGCGTTTTGGCGATGTCTTTCGTGACGCGCCAATGACCAATGTGCCTAATAAAGACGGCGAAGATACAAAAAGCGCGGAAACTTTGAAAAAATCCCCAGTATGGGAAATTTGGTGCAAAACAAGTAAAAAGCTGTATTGGTACGCTGAAGGCATGGAAGTTTTGCTTGATGAGCGTGACGACCCGTTGCAATTAGAAAACTTTTTCCCTTGCCCCAAACCAATTTACGCCACAATTACAACCAACAGCCTTTCTCCGATTGCTGATTTCAAAATTTACCAAGATCAGGCTAATGAGATTGACGATATTACCGCGCGAATCAAGCATTTAACCCGCGCCTTAAAAGTTCAAGGTATTTATGCTGCGGATGAGGCCGCGCTTACTCGATTATTCAAAGAAGGTAACGATGCGGTAATGATCCCAGTAGAAAACTGGCCTCGTTTTGTTGAGCATGGCGGCCTTTCACAAGCCATTCAGTTCATGCCGCTTGGCGAAATTATCCAAGCATTACAGCAGCTATACCAAGCCCGTGAGTCTTGCAAACAGATTATTTATGAGATTACTGGCATTAGTGATATTTTGCGCGGATCCTCGATTGCAAGTGAAACTGCTACGGCACAACAGATTAAATCTCAATATGCAGGTATTCGCTTGGGAGAAATGAAGGACGACGTTGCTCGTTTTGCTCGTGAATTGCTGCGAATGAAGGCCGAGGTAATTTGCTCTAAGTACCAACCGGAAATTATTTTGCAAGCATCTGGCATTGCTTATACAAAGGATGCTCAATATGCACCTGAGGCTATCGCATTGCTAAAAAACGAGACTCTTCGAAATTTCCAAATTGACATTCAAACAGATACCTTGGTGGAACTTGATGAGGCCGGAGAAAAACAAGCTCGAATTGAGTTTTTAACGGCTGCGGGTGGATTCTTGGATAAAGCTGTAAAAGCTGGACAGGCTGCGCCAGAATTGCAGCCATTGTTACTAAGCATGTTGTTATTTGGTGTTCGCGGGTTCAAAGTTGGTCGTGAACTGGAAAATGATTTTGAGCAGATTGCAGAGCAGTTAAAACAAAAAGCACAAACGCCGCCACAGCCAAATCCCGAAGAAATGAAAATCCAAGCCGAGCAGCAAAAATTCCAGCAAGAAATGCAGTTAAAAATGCAAGAATTCCAGCAGCAAATGCAAATGGAAATGCAAAAGCACCAAATGACTTTACAGAATGAATTGGAAAAAGAACGGCTAAAGATTGAGGCCGATATTTTAATGAATCGTGAAAAGATTAGTTTAGGAGTTTAATATGTCAGGTATTGTTCATAATACTGTTTTTGATAGCTCAATTGGGCAATGGGTTCCTCAATCCTCCGGTGCGGGAGCAATGAGTGGCGCTGCAACTGTTTCATTGCCAAATGATGTTACGATTACTGGGCCGACCGCTCAATCCGCCATCAATACTGATTTACTTACCGGGACTGTAAACGGTTGGTATGATGCGGCTGCTTTTCATAGTGGCGCGATTCAAATTATTGCAAGTGCGGGGATTTCTGCTGGTGCAATTACTTTTGAGCAGACAAATTCCACATCTGCAACAGGTCAAAGCTTACCAGTTTGTGAGCCTGCAACTATTGCAAATAGCCAGCTAATTGGCGCTCAGACGATTGCCGCAAGCACGGCTCGTATTTTTACTTTCCCTGTCACTTGCCGTTATGTACGCGCTCGTATTTCTACAGCTTTTGTGGGGGGTACAGTCCAAGCGGTTGGCGTGTTTAGTGAATTGTCTTATGCGGCTACAGCGGTTCAAGCACTAAACCCTACAGCAGCCAACTTAAACGTAACCGCTTCTATTGCTGCATCTCAAACTTTAGCAACGGTTTCATCTGTTACGGCATCAAATACCGGTTCAACAACTTTAGTTGCTGATGTTGCAAGTGCTGCATTAACTACTACAACAACTACGGCAGCATTTACTCCTACTTTTGGCATTTCTTACCAAGTAAACATTCCGGTAACTGCTGTTTCAGGAACTACTCCTACTTTAGATGTAAGCATTGAAGAATCAGATGATAACGGAACAAACTGGTTTAAAGTTTATGATTTCCCGCGAATTACAGCAACAGGGATTTACCGTAGCCCTACAATTCCTTTAACTGGCACTCGCGTTCGATATGTTCAAACTGTCGGAGGTACTACTCCGAGCTTTACCCGTGCAGTTAACCGAGTGCAATCTAGCGCCAATGCTTTGCCAGTCCGTCAACTAGTTGACCGTTCAATTGTATTAACAACATTAAATAGCGTTACGCCAACATTGCTTGCTCGTGATTGCGGTAATTCGACACAGTTAGTCATTAACGTAGGTGCAATTACAACAACCGCCCCAGCTATTCAATTAGAAGGCAGCGACGATTTCGGCATTACATGGTATGCAATTGGCTCGCCTTTAACTGCGGTGGCATCTAGCACTGTGCAGGTAACTGTAAATAGTATTAACGCCGCTGCTGTTCGGGGCCGAGTTTCTACTGCTGGTGTAGGTGTTACTGCTGGTTATGTAATGATTAAGGCGCACGACTAATGCCTATCTATCAGACAAAGTGCTACAAATGCGGCGCTGAAACTGAGATTTATAGAAGCGTTGCGAATAGAGAAGATACCGATGCGTGCTGCGGTGAAAAAATGAGTTTAGTTATCACGGCACCTATGGTTATGAGCGATATTCAGCCATATCGCTCAATGATTGACGGTAGCTTGATTACATCACGTTCACAGCATCGTGCCCATTTAAAAGCGCATGGATGTGTAGAAGTAGGAAATGAGCCTATGGCACCTAAAAAACCGTCATGGGTTGATGATAAGCGGCAAAAAGAAAGTTTGCGCCGTGAGATTGCAGCACGTTTAGACACTATTTAAGGAAAGAAAATGGCAGATTTGGAAACCCAAACAAACCAAGAAACATTGGACACTCGTGATGTAGTTGCACAAGAGCTTGATAAATTAGAGCAAACGGAAGAAAAAGAAGAGGCAGAAGTAAAGGAAAGCGATACAGAAGATCAAAAGGAAGAAATCAAGGCGGAAGAAAAACCGCAAGAAGATCAACAAGAAGAGCAAAAAGAAGTTGAAGAAGAAGTAAAGCAAGAAGAGCCGCGCCGTAATCCTTTTTCTGCTTGGAAAAAAGAAGCGCAATCGGCTTTGTCTGCGTTGCCCGCTGAAACCCAGCAATATATTATTGAGCGTGAGCAGCAATTCCATAAAGGCATTCAGAGCTACAAAAACGATGCTTATTTTGGACGTTCGATTAGTAAAGCTTTAAGCCCGCACAATGAATACCTGCAACAAGTTGGCATTACGCCAGAACAAGCAATTAGCAGACTAATTGCATCTGAAAAAGCATTAAGAACAGGTACACCTGAACAAAAAACGCAAGCATTTTTAAAATTGGCGCATGACTACGGCATAGACGTGCATAGTCTTTCGCAAATTCCATTTGATGCTCGTGCATATTCACTAGAGCGTCAGATTGCACAGCAACAGGAAGCACTAGAACAGTTATCTCAGTCTCGACAGGCTGAACAAGAAGCGCAACTCGGTCAAACAATCGAGCAATTTGCGCAAACCCGTGAGCATTTTGAAGAAGTACGCGAAACAATGGCCGATTTATTGGAAAAAGGTCTTGCAAGTGACTTGGACGATGCTTACAACAAAGCAATTCGTTTGAACGATGATTTATTTGCTCGTGTTCAACAACCGAAAATAGTCAACATTCAACAAGCAAATCAAGCAGCCAAAGCAGCTAAAGCAGCCGCAGTATCTGTAAAAGGTTCGCCTGTCGGAGTTACACGTTCAGCAGAGCCAAAATCAACAGAAGAAGCGGTGCGAGAAGCTATGGCTAATTTAGGACTTTAATTAGGAGTTAATCATGCCTTTCGCAAACTCGACAATTAGCGATGTCATCGCTACCACAATCGAGAGCCGTACTAAATCGGCTCAAGATAACTTAACAGCAAATAACCCTTTGCTAACACGCTTGAAAGAACGTGGAAATATTAAAACCATTTCCGGTGGTTCTACTATTCTTCAAGAGATTTTTTACAATGACCCAGCAACTAACTTTGCGGCCTCTTATAGTGGTTATGAGACACTAAACATTAGCCCAGATAGCCCTATTTCTGCTGCTCAATTCAGCATTAAGCATTATGCTGATGCGGTAACTATTAGCGGCCCTGAAATGCTGGCAAACAGCGGTAAAGAACAGATGATTGAATTGCTTGCTACCCGTGTAGAAATTGCACAGGCACGTTTGATGAATAAAATCGACGCTGACTTGCATTTAGACGGTACAGGTAATTCCGGTAAAAACTTGGTAGGTTTAGCTGCCATGATTTCTACTTCGCCTACCACAGGTACTTATGGTGGTATTGACCGCTCTGCCTATTCTTTCTGGCAAAATGGCGCTTACACTGGTACTGGTTTGACTGGGGCGGCTTTGACTGCTGCTAACATTCAAAATGCAATGAATACGGTTGCGCTTTCTCGCGTTCGCGGAAATGATCGCGTTGACTTTATCTATGCTGGTGCAACTGCTTATAACCTGTACCTGCAATCGTTGCAAGCCATTCAGCGTATTACCGATGAAACAAAAATGGGTGCTGCGGGCTTTACTGCATTGAAATATTACGGTGCTGGTGGTTCTGCTGATGTTATCCTCGGTGGTGGTATCGGTGGCAACCAATCGGCTACTCGTATGGACTTTATCAATACTAAGTTCGTGCTTTTCCGCCCTCACAAAGATCGTAACTTTGTACCTATTGGCGGTGACCGTCAAGCAGTTAACCAAGATGCGGTTGTTCGTTTGCTCGGTTGGTCTGGTGCTTTGACTTGCTCTGGCGCTCAGTTTAACGCCGTACTGACTACAACTTAATAGGAGTATTTAACATGCCTTATACCATTACCTCTCATATTATCGGCCCCCAGCCTATTGCTGTAACCGATACCGTTCAAAACCATCCGGTAGGCACTGTTGTTACTGCTTCTGACCCTGTTTATGGTGCTGGTGAGTTCATTTACCTAAAAGGCGTAGCGTCAACTGCTATCGGTGATTTAGTAATTTATGATACTTATGCAAACACCACAAAACGGGCGGCTGCTGGTGACCGTGGCCCTGCTGCGGTTGCTATGTCTGCTAACGTAGCTAACCAATTTGGTTGGTATCAAATTGGTGGCGCCGCGGTTGTTAAAGCCGCTACTGTTGCTGCAAACGGTAACGTGTATGTAACTGCTACTGCTGGTACTGTGGATGATGCTGTTGTGTCTGGTGACAAGATTGACGGCGCACGTTTCAAAACTGCCGATGGCACTCCGTCTGCTGGTTTTGCGATTGCGCAGTTGGCTTGGCCTTCATTGAACGCTAACGGCTGATGTAGTATGGGGCTGGCATGGTGCTGGCCCCGTTTTTATAGGAAAAAAAAATGTCTGAACAGATTACATACGTAGGCGAAACCGCAGGCGATGAATTTTTAAATGTGCAATTTTATTCCCGCTACGTTGACGGCACAGAATTCACTCAAGGCGGTGAAGTAGATTTCATTAAAATTGAAATTCCGGGTGATAAAACATTATCAATTGATGTTCCGGTGGAAGATAATCATAAATTACGTTTTCGTAAAAAATGGGAAGCGTATCAACAATTAAAATCAATTACTGGAACTCCTCTGTCGGAATGGGATGATGTCCCAGAAGGTTTAAAACGTGAGTTTGAATATCGCGGTTTCTTGTATGTTGAGCAGCTTGCAAGCGCCCCAGATTCAGCGTTAAATAGCATTATGGGTGGCGCTTCATGGCGCAAAAAAGCAATTGCGTTCTTGGAACGTGGTAAAATCAACCACGAAGATTTAATTAAGAAGCAGCAAGAACAGATTGAAGAAATGCAGCGCCAAGTTGCTGAATTGTTAGCAACCAAGCGTAAGAAAAAAGACGAAGTAACTGAACAAGCGGAGTAATAAGAAATGGCAACTCTATTAACTAATATCCAAGATGTTTGTTTAGAGCTAGGGTTGCCAGTTCCTAATGCTGTAGCAACTTCTAACGATGAGGCTACATTACAGTTATTAGCTTTAATGAATCGGGTGGGTAGCTCTCTTACCACTGAAACAAATTGGCAGTTTTTAGCCAAAGAGTACAGATTTCAAACTCAGTATTATCAATACACAGGTAATTCCACGTTAAATAGCCAAACGCTAACCGGAATGTCCAGCATTACTGGCTTGACTTCCGATTTTATGGTTATTGGTGACGGTGTAATGCAAGACACCTTTGTTACTGGTGCGACGGGCAGTACAGTATCTATTAGTATCCCTGCAACCGGAACAACTACAAGCAGTACATACACTTTTGGACAAGTAAATTACGCCATGCCGTCAGATTATGAGCGAATGGTGAATAAAACCCAGTATAACAAGTCTAACCGCTGGTCTATTATTGGCCCTAAAGATGCACAAGAATGGCAATGGCTAAAGGCTAGTTATGTTACTACTGGCCCGCGTATGCGTTTTAGAATTATTGGAAATAAGTTTTCTGTATGGCCCGCGCCGTCTGCTAAATTGGTTTTAGGTTTTGAATATCAATCAAATGCTTGGGCTGTTGATTCATCCGGCAACACTAAGCAAAAATTATCTGCCGATGATGATACTAGCTTGTTTCCTGATAAGTTATTGATTCTTGGTACAAAGCTAAAATATTTTGAAATTAAAGGCTTTGATACTACGGCGCTGCAAAATGACTTTAACCGAGAATTAAGCAAGTTTATGGCGCAAAATTCTGGTGCCGATACCGTTTCATTAGCGCCAAAATACCCAGACATTCTGCTCACTCAAAACAATATACCTGATACTGGCTACGGGAATGTATCATCATGATAGTAGCAAACGTAAAAGGCGCGCCAAAAAGGTTATGCCAAAAAGCTGTGGGCACAACTTCCACGCTACTTTATACGGCTCCTGCTGATGGTAAAGCAGCCATTATAGACATGCGATTTATAAACACCACAGGCGCGACTATTGGGCTTAGTTTGTATATTGGCTCCGTTGCGGCTGGTAATGAATTTGTTTTTTCAGGATCTGATATTGTTAAAAATAATCAAGCCAGTTTTTCTGGTTTTCAAATATTAGACGCAAATGAATCGCTTTACGCTGTGGCTACTAATACAGGAGTATCCGCAACTATTTCAGGATTAGAACGAGTATGAGACAAGTTTCTAACATTGTTTCTATTCCGGCGCCAATTAAAGGTTGGAATGCCCGCGACCCTTTGCCAGCAATGGAGCCGACCTATGCGCCGATTTTAGATAATATTTTTTGCTTGCCTTCTGAGCTAATGATTAGGAAGGGTTATACAAAATGGTCAACATTTACGGGTAACTGTGAAACGATTATTGATTATGCTACCAGCACAGGCACAAAAAAATTTTTTGCGGCTGTCGATAATTTTGGTGCGTGTTCGATTTACGATATTACGTCTGGTGGTGCTGTTGGCGCTGCCGTAGTTTCTGGCTTAACTAGTGCAAAATTTAAACATGCTTATGTCGCTACATCTGGTGGTAATTTTGCTTACTATGTAAATGGGGTTGATTCTGCTAGATTATATGACGGTACAACATGGTACGCAGTGACAAACGTATCTGTGCCTTATGCAATTACAGGCCCAGCAGACACTAAATTTAAAGATGTTATTGTCCATAAGCGTAGATTGTGGTTTTTGCCTGAAAACTCTACAAAAGTATGGTATTTGCCAACTGACCAAATTGCAGGCGCGGCAGTATCGTTTGACTTTGGCCCTATTTTCACCCGTGGCGGTAAAATTACAAAGATTGATACATGGTCGTTGGACGCAGGCACAGGTTTAGATGATAACTTTGTGATTTTCACTAGCGAAGGTGAGGTAGCTGTTTATACAGGTACAGACCCCGCTTCCGCTTCTACTTGGTCGTTGCAAGGTGTTTTTTATATTGGTTCTCCTACTGGAACGGGACACACCTGCAAATACGGCGGCGATTTGCTTATTATCAATAAAGATGGCATTGCACAAATGTCTAAATCTTTAATGTCAAGCAGAGTTAGTACGTGGTTGCAATTGACCGATAAAATTCAGCCAAGACTTGCAGACGATACAACTACTTATCAGGCTAATTCTGGGTGGGATTTATTGCTACACCCACCAATGAATATGCTGCTGGTAAACATTCCAATAAGCCAAACAGAATCATATCAGTATGTAATGAATACCATCTCTGGCGGGTGGTCAAGATGGACTAACATTCCTGCTAAATGTTGGATTTACACTAAAGACATGCTTTTGTTCGGTGCGAATGGATATGTTGGCTATATGTGGTCGGCGCAAAATGATAATGGCGCGGAAATAGTCGCGGAAATTTTGCCTGCTTATCAGAGTTTTGGCGTGCAAAGCCGATTAAAGCGCTGGACAATGGGGCGCGTCCTTATTGGTAGTGATTCTGACGCGGTATATGGCTCTCGTGTTGAAGTAGATTTCAACTTAAATAACAAAGCACTTACTTTGCCTTTTAACTTTCAAACATCTACCGCCAAATATGGTTCTGCGGTGTACGGCTCATCTATTTACGGCGGTTCTATTGTAATTAAAAGCCAATGGAAAAATGTGACAGGCGTTGGATATTGGGGTAGCTTACACATGAAAATCAGCACCAAATTTGCTGATGTGCGGATTTATTCTTATGATTTGGTTATGGAATCTGGCGGGAATATATGATTGTTACAGATGGCTATGATATGGCCGATTGGCTTTCTAAACAATTAAAAACAGTTAGTTTTGACGATTCAACTAAATATATAGGATTAGTTCGAGACGAAAAATTAGTTGCCGTTTGCGGTTATTCAAATTATGAAAAAAAGTCAATTAGTCAACATATTGCGGCTATTGGCAATCTAAATTATGAATTTTTGCATTTCATTTTTTACTACCCATTTATTCAGCTTGGCGTTAAAAAAATAATTGGGCCAATAAAATCAAATAATCATAAGTGCTTAAAATTTGCAAAAAAATTAGGATTTAAGCATGAAGCAACGATTTCAGAGGTTTATGAAGATGCCGATTTATTTATTTTGACAATGGAAAAAAAAGATTGTAAGATGCTGTTATTGGGCGACCCCAGCAATAATTTAACTTAACAGGAATTATTATATGGGCGACGTTTTTAAACCTTCTCAACCTTCCCCTCCTCCAGCCCCAGATTACACCAGCGCGGCTAACGCAACTGCACAAGGTAATTTAGAAGCAACTAGGGCGGCAATTAAAGCAAATCGCGTAAACCAAAAAACCCCTTATGGGTATATTTCTTGGAATCAAGAAGGTTCAGACCCAGACGCTGGGTGGTCGGTAACTCAATCATTATCGCCTGAGCAACAAAAGCTATTTGACCAGAATATGCGGATTAACCGAGGCTTGGGCGATGTTTCTGAGCAAGGTTTAGGATATGTGCAGTCTGCGCTTGATAAGCCATTAAGTTTTAGCGGTATGCAAGAATTAATGTCGCCCGGACAAATTCAGCAGGCGGCAAGTGATGCGGCATATAAAAACGCAATGAGATATGTTGAGCCAAGAATGCAACGGCAACAATCTCAGCTTGAAAATCAACTTGCAAACCAAGGCATTACCCGTGGCTCAGAGGCTTGGAATGCTGCAATGCAAGATGCTCAAGCAAACCAGCAAAACATTTATGACCAAGCGCAAAATAACGCTTATCTGCAAGGTCTGCAAGGCGCAGGGCAAGCGTATAGCCAAGCACTAGGCCGTCGTCAACAGCAGATTGGGGAAGCGCAAACATTACGACAAGACCCGATTAACATGCTTAACGCAGTTCGTAGTGGCTCTCAAATGCAAGTTACTCAATTGCCACAGCAAATGCAAGTGCCTTTACAGGCTACGGCTGCCGGCCCTGATTTGTTGGGGGCTACACAAGCACAAGCTGCTTATAATCAGAGTTTATACAATGCAAATTCTGCAAGATCATCTAATGCTTTGGGCGGTTTATTTGGTTTGGCTGGCGCTGGTATTGGTGGTGCGTTTGGTGGTATTAACGGCGCACAGCTTGGTTATGGATTGGGCAGCGGATTAGGTCGGGGGTTCTAATGTTTGACCCGTATGAACAACAGATAGTTGGACTGCAAAGACAACAAGAAACCGCAAGAAAGCTGCGAGAACAAGCCATGCAGCCAATTGAGGGGCAAATGATTTCTGGCTGGTATGTAAAGCCTTCGCTTGCTCAAGGATTGGGGCAGGCTTTACGTTTATATGTTGCACAAAAACAAGAAGATCAAGCAACCAAAGGCATTGAAGAGGCCGTAAATCAACGTAAAGCACAGCGTGAAAGCTGGCTATCTCAAATGCCAAAAACTCAAACACAGATAGAACAATTGCCGTCTGATGTTCAAGGGCCGCCACAATCTCAAGTTGTGCAGCCAAAGACCGAGGATTATCTTAATTGGGCTACCCAAGGGATGAATATTGACCCACAAGCCGCGCAAATGGGTATGAATTTTGCAAACTTAGCCGAAGGTAGAAAAGATAGAGCAGAAATGCTTAAATCTCGTCTTGATGAAGCTAGACTTGCTAGACAAGAGCAATTGCAAGCGCGTCAAGATATGCTTTCTCAGCAATTTGAAAATCAAAAAGAACTAGCAAAAATGAATATTCAGTCTAGACAAGATTTAGCTAGACTGGCTGCTGCACTTCGTCCTGCACCACAAGCACAATCTCCTGTTGCTGTTATGGGGCCAGATGGTAAGCCTATATTTGTGCCGCCTAGTATGTCTTATGGTAGGCAACCATATAACGCAGCATCAGAAGCTAAGCAAATGGCATTTGAGCAGCAAAAAAAGCAAAATGAAATCAGCGCACAGCAAGCATTAGATCAGTCTGCTATGTTGTATGCCCACCCCGGAAGACAGGCTGGAACAGGTATGTCTAGTTGGATGTCTAATATCCCCGGCACTGACGCGAGAGGATTTAAAGCTAACTTAGACACATTTAAAGCTCAAACTTTTGTCCCAATGATTTCAGCCCTGAAAGGGATGGGTGCTTTAACCGATAAAGAAGGCAAAACATTGATGGATTCTGTCGGTGCTCTTGACCCAACAATGAAGGAAAAGGAATTTGAGGATTCTTTAAAACGGATTTCAAATATGCTTTATGAAAAAGCAAAAGCATCCGGTTTAAATGTTTCATTGCCAGAATTTGCTAATTCAAATGCCGTTAAAAGCAATAGTAATGTTAAGTTTTTAGGGTTTGAATAATGCCTATTGCTAAATTTCAAATGCCAGATGGACGGATCGCACGATTTGAAGTGTCAGAAGGTACTACGCCTGAACAAGCGCACGCTTTAATTCAGAGTAGTTTGTCGCCACAACAAAATGAACAGCAAAACGCAGAAGAAAAAAGCGGCTTGCGTAATTTTGGTGAAGGCGTTTTGAGAGGCGCTGGGGGAGTTGGGCGAACTTTACTTTCTCCGGTGAAAGGTATTGCTGATTTTATTTCTCCACCAGAATCAACATTAGAAACTTTGGTTACTGGCAAAAAAAAGTTAAACCCAGTTAGTTCCTATATCAATCGTATTGATGAAGGGCTAAAACAACTAGACACCGAAAATAAAGACTCAGGATTATATACAGCGGGTAAAATTGGCTCACAAATTGCTATGACCGCACCCGTTGGCGGTGTTTTAGCTAGTGGTTTAACAAAAGTTGCCCCAAGTGCGGTAAACCTTGCTCAAGCGCTTAGAACAGGCGGTTTTTCTGGTGGTAATTTAGCCACTAGAATGGCTGGTGGGGCTATTTCTGGCGGCGCAAGCGCTGGATTGGCTGACCTAGATGAGGCAAAAACAGGCGCATTGATTGGCGGTAGTATTCCGTTGGTTGGAACGGCTGTTAAAGGTATTGGCAGGGCATTAAGAGGCGCGGCTGGTATGCAGTCTGGTGCTGGCTCTGATGCATTAAAGATTGCTTATGAAGCTGGTCAAGAAGGTGGACAAGCCGCCAAACAATTTAGAGAAAACATTGTAGGAAAAGCCGATTTTGCTGACGCACTAGATAGCTTCAAACAAAACATTTCAAACATGCGTCAAGCTGCACAAGCAGAATATAGAGCAGGCATGGCGAATGTTTCTAAAGACAAAACTGTTTTAGATATTCAGCCAATTTACGATGCTGTAAAAGATGCAGCAAAATCCAATGCGTTTAAGGGTATATCTAAAGACGATAAAGCCGCAGAAGTGCTTAAAAAGATTAAATCAGAAGTTAATGATTTTCAATTTTTAAACCCTGCTGAATATCATACACCAGAAGGATTGGACGCTTTAAAACAGCGTGTAGATAGTATTATTGAAAGCATCCCTATCGAAGATAGAAACTCATTAAGGGTAGCCAATAATGTCAAAGGTGCTATTAAACAGCAAATTGAAAAACAAGCGCCTGAATACAGTAATGTAATGAAAAAATACAGCGTTGCGGCTGATGAAATTGACCAAGCGCAAAAAGCATTGTTATCTGGCCGTGGCGAAAATGTTGAATCATCTATTCGCAAATTGCAGTCTTTAATGAGAAATAACGCAAATACTAATTACGGTATGCGCGGAGAAATGGCAAAAAACATCCAAGAGGCTGGCGGGAATGAGTTTATGCCAGCATTAGCAGGACAGGCATTAAGAGAATGGACACCTAGAGGTTTACAAAAAGCTGCTGCTGCGCCGTCTGCCGCGCTTGGTTATATGGCTGGTGGTGTTCCTGCTGCTGTTATGGGTGCGGCGTTATCTTCTCCAAGATTGAGCGGTGAAGCTGCGTTTATGGCAGGCCAGATAGCAAAAAAATTAAGGAATCCAACTGTTTTGAATGCTAGAGAAACAGCAGTAAAAATAACCCCTACTTTTGCAAGTCAATACTATGAAGACTAACGCGCAAGAATTTATCGGACTTTTGTTTGCATCACGAGATTATGCTCACAAAGCCCACTTAAACACAAAAAGCTATGCACAGCACATGGCGCTTAATACGTTTTACGATGAAATTATTGAGTTAGCCGATAATTTTGCGGAAGCGTGGATGGGTAGAAATTTGCAGCAAATAGGCGATATTCCTTTGCTAAAAACTCAACAAGGCGAGCCTTTAAGTGTTTTAAAACGTCATTTAGACATTATTGAAGAAACGCGAGATTTTGTGCCAAAAGAAGATACTGCGTTACAAAATATTATTGATGAGATTGTGGGGCTGTATCTTTCCACTTTGTATAAATTGAAATTTTTGGGGTAAAAAATGCCATTTGACGGAAGCGGAAATTATAACTTACCCGGCCCCGCCCTAGTTGACGGTCAAACCGTATCGGCAACTGAGCACAATTCATTTAGAAATGATATTGCTGCTGCAATGGATATTGTGGTGACTCGTGATGGTCAGGCTCCTGCTACTAGTAATCTTCCTATGGGCGGTTTTAAGCATACTAACGTAGCAGATGGAACCGCTTTAACTGAATACGCTACTGTCAAACAATTACAAACCCGTGCCACTAATTACTTAACGTCCGTTAGCGGCAATAATACTATCACCGGATTGGCTTCACCTTCTCCTACTTCTTATCAAACAGGTCAAGAATTTACATTTTTATCAGTTGGAGCAAATACTGGGCCTGTTACATTAAATGTAAGTTCATTAGGCGCAATTTCTATTAAAAAAGCTGGAAATGTTAATTTAATTGCAAATGATATTCCAGCAAATGCTATTGTAAAGGTTATTTATGATGGCACTAATTTTGAATTAGCTACAATTTATGTTTCTGATGGTTCTATTACTACCGCAAAATTTGATGCATCGGCAAAATCTCCTCTTGCTGGTGTTGCCGATTCTGCTTTATCCGCCACTTCTGCCGCAGCAACTCAAAGTCAATTAGACAATAGTTTAAAAGCAGCATCGACGGCTTACGTAGATAGAATTAACGTCCCCGTAAGGCAGACCGTATTATCAGGCCCAGTCGATTCAAGCGGGCTATCTGCTTTTGGTGGTTCTACGGGCAGCACTACTGTCACAATGTCTGGGACTTTGATTGCAACTGCATCAAGCGGTGCAGACAATCGCCGAGGTTCTGTTACTAATGCATCGTGGACTGGGCTATCCACCAACGGAACTATGTATTTGTATTTGGATATTGTTGCTGATGGTTCTTGTACCACAGGAAGTACAGCACTATTGCCTACATATCAATGGGGCGGAACTTATAGCACAACAAACAACCAGCACACTTTCAACATCCAAGAAATGCAAATGCGGGTTGGTAATGGCACAACAGCATCGCAAGTGTGGAGGGTATTTGTCGGGCAAGTTACGGTGTCTGGGGGGGTGGTTACGGCGATTACTTGGTACGCGCTTATGGGTAGATATGTAAGCGCTTGGGTGTCTATTTCTGCGGCGGCAACCGTTAATTTTTCGCATAACATAGGCTTGTCGCCGTTGCAATATATTGCAAAGGGCGCAACCAGTTCAGCGGGCGCGGGCGAGTCTGACTTTATGCTTTCAAACTCAACCCCCGCTACAGGAGGCGCTTGGTGCTTAATGCCAACTTCAACATCAATTTCTGTGCAAGCCGATCCATCAGTAGTTCGGATCGCGCAAACCAGTTCCCCGTACTTTACAACGGCAACGCACTGCCGCGTTGTTGTGAACAGAGGGTGGTGACGGGTGCAATTCCAAACTCAGCCAATTGCGGCTAACTTGGTTTATCGTTTTACGTGTAATAGAAGTTGTTAAGCTAAAATTTTTTATTATGCAAGCTGTAAAAAATGACAGCTATCAAAAATGACAGGTATATAGCAAAATGAAGGTGGCATTTTACAAAGGGAAAAAGCGGCTATTTAATAAGCTCGTTTCATGGTGGACACGAGGGCCTTATTCTCACTGCGAATTGGTATTTTCAGATGGAGAGAGTGCTTCATCTTCTTTTATGGACGGCGGTGTGCGCTATAAGCGTATTCTGTTTAACCACGATCTTTGGGATTTTATTGAGCTAGGGCCGCAGTTTGATGAACAAAAAGCCCGCGAATGGTTTGATAAACATGACGGCGCTCAATATGATGTAATGGGCTTAGTTGGATTTGTTTTTCGTCGAGTTGGTGATGATAAGAAAAAGTATTTTTGCAATGAGGCTGTACTTGCCGCGCTAGGGTTTTTGGAATCTTGGCGATTCGATCCTAATTCAACTTACGCCTTATTGGAAGGTGTAAAATGACAGACGCAAAAGATTGGGCATTAAATCGTTTAGAAAAGTTTGCTATTTATGTTTGTAGTTCTGCTATTGCTTTTTGTTCTTGGATGATGTGGGAACAGCATAAACTTAATGTAAGCGGGGAATTGCGTGACCAAAAAATCATGCAGATTCTTGACCAATTACAAAGGCATGATGCACAACAAGATCAGCAGATTTCAGAAATAAAAGGCCAGATGGTTGGCTGGGATACATTAAAACGGATTGAATTGTTTTTAGGTTCGCAGCCTTCTAATAAGCGCGGTGAAATGCTTGGCAATGCCATTAAAATGGAAAGAGAAAGCAGGGAAAAATGAAACTATCCAATAATTTCAATATTGAAGAATTTGAAGTTTCCGATACTGCTATCCGATTAGGACTGGATAATTCAATACCCGCTAGTTTGGTGCCAAATATTACGCGCGTAGCTACTTTAATGGAACAAGTTAGAACTTTATTAGGTGGTTATCCAATTCAAGTGACTAGTGGTTATCGTTCGCCAGTTTTAAATGAAAAAATCGGCGGGGCTAAAAACAGCCAGCATACTAGGGGGTTAGCTTGTGATTTTGTTTGCCCTAGCTTTGGAACGCCAAAAGACATTGCAAACGCTATTAAATTAGCAAAAATCAATTATGATCAGCTTATCCTTGAATATGGGCGATGGGTGCATATTAGCGTGCCAGAAGAAGGCAAAAAAGCGAGGAATGAAGATTTAACTTATATTAAGGCTGGTCAGCCTCCATTAAAGGGTATTGTATGAAATGGTTAAAAGGTAGTTTTAAATCTGTTACTATTTGGTTTAACGGGGCTTTATTGGCTTTATTGCCTTTGTTTGAATACTTAAAAGATTCATTGCCACAGCTTCAAGAATGGCTAGGGGATGATTTATACAAAAAAGTAGGTTTAGCAGTGGTGGTAATTAATATTGCTTTACGCTATAAAACAAACAAACCAGTAAGCGAAAAATGATTAAAGCATTTTTTATTCAATATAAAATGTATTTTTACAGTGCGCTTGCGATTGTTTTGTTTTTTGCTGGCTGGGCAGTCAACGGATGGCGGCTCAATTCAAAAATTGAACGTATGAAAGTTGACCATTTAGAAAATGTCAACAAAGCACAACAAGCAGGCTATGAATTAGCCAATAAATCAGAGCAAGATTTATTATTAAAATTGGAACAAGTTAAAAAGGAAAAAGATAATGCGTTGCAATCACTTCAAAAACTTCGTGGTGTCGGTATTGATGGGCGGGTTGTCGGCGTGCTGTCAGACTACACCAAGGCTACCGGAAGCGCCACCAGCATTACGGACAATCCCAACGCCATTAACACCACATACGACGCAGAACAGCAGACTGGGATTATCATTGAAAACTATGCCAAGTTTAACGAATGTAGAGAACAAGTAATTGAATGGAATCAATTTTATGATTCACTTCTAAAAGAATTTAATAAATAAAATTAAAGAATTTGTCTGCAAGAGTAAATACGCCAATCGCAATCATAATTATGGCCTGTAATTTTCTACTGCATCAATAGCAATTTTCGCTATCTCGTTTGCTGATTTATATTTCCACCATGCAGGTGATCTACCATTTGCTTCTGTCATTTCTTTCCTAAATCTCTTAATAATTTCTAATTGTTTTTTAGTGTATTTTATCCCGTCAGCGGGCAATGGTGTAGCAGCCTCTGTAATTTGCTTAACAATTTCTTTTTCGGCAATTTTAGCCGCCGCCGCCCATGCCGCTGTATCAGGCTTAACGCCGTACTGATACATTCTTCCGCCGTCTTTATAAGCATAAACAAGCACAAATTCTCCAACTTTAATATCCATGCCTACATCACTCCAATGAACAGAGTGCGGCACATATTTGCGGCCTCTCTTTTCGTATAATGTTTTAATTTCCATCATTGCCTCGCCTTTCTATTTCTTCGTCAATATCACCAATAAGGTCAGCAATTTTTCTAAGGTTACTTGCCAATGATTCTCTTTCAATTAGAGCAATCCGCTTTAGCGATTCTAGTTGTTCCAGTGTTTTATCTTCAAGCATTATTCACCCCTTGCTCTGATAGCTTTTTTAATCCAATCTAAAACACGAGGACAATTAAAATAAGTAATTAAACCCATTAGCCACAAATCTTTATGCGCTTCATCTGTATCAAATATTTTTGCGCACGCTTCTCGCTCTTGTGCTGCAACAGCACGAGCAAATTTAATGGCGATCTCATCATTCAGGCCGTCAAAAATGCAGCTATATTCAATGTTGTAAGCAATCTCTAAAATCTGTTCGTCAGTCATTTCATCGCCCTCCCAATCTCAGCAGCTAACCGTGTAACTGCGTGCTTGCGTGCTTTTTGTTTGTCGTTTTTGTGGTCGGAGTAGTTTTCTTTTATGCCTAGTTCATATTTAATTGATACGACATGCACAAATGGTCTATGCCAAGTAATATCAATTCTCAGCGCAGCCTCAAGCCCCGCGCAGTCGCCGTCATCTTCGCGGGGGTTCCATAACCGATAGCATTCACTACCATCACTATCTATACGTTCAAGTATTTGCGGGCCTGCTTCTGTTTGAATTATCGGCAATCCGGCATTAGCGCCTGCTTTATCAGCATATTCAAGTTCTTCGCGTTCAGTCATTATTCATTCTCCGGTGGTTGTGGTAGTGGCATCCAGTGTGTAGCATTGTTTTCCAAACCCGGTTCCCACTCCCCATAATGTGACCAATAATTATTAATTCGATTAAACTTAACTACTTTCACAGGAAAGCCCGATTGCCGCGCAAATCCAACAATAATGGTTCGCCCATCCTTTGGCGCTGTTTCAATACTCATCCATACTGACTTACTTGTAGCTTTCATTTTTAACTATCCTTCCTACTGTTCTTTTACTAATATTAAATTTTTTACCAATAGCATCTAAAGATACGCCACCAGAAGCGTATAAGTTTCTAATAGAAATAGCTGTTTCTGTACTTATTTTTGCATTTGGAGACCGCTTTCCTTTCCAGTAATCTCTTTTCATTCTCCCCAGCAATTCTGAGTGTTTTAGGTTTTGTGATTGAGTACACCATTCAAGGTTTTCATATTTATTGTTATGCCTAACGCAGTCAATGTGGTTAACAAAAGGCAGATTCAAATCGTTTTTCAAAAATGCTTCTGCAACTAATCTATGAACCCTCATTGTTTTTCTTGGGTTTGATAGCCTAACAAGCATATATCCTTGGTCATTCATCCATTGCCCAATTTCAGTGCCGTCGTTTTTAAAAACAGAGCCGCAATCTGATATGTAATATTTGCCTTCGTAACCAATTATTTCTTTTTTCATTTTTTGATTATATAGTCGCAGGTGCAGTTAGTCAATATATTTAAGTTTTTTTGCCATTGGATCATTCGTTCACCCGTTTAATATAGTTTGGACATTGACAAGTTTTTAAATCTATCTGTGGTGCTATATATACTTAATATTCATCGCGGCCTTTATTAGTACGCCAGCATGACGAGCAAAGCTCCGCATAACAAAGAATATCTGTACGAAATACGCCACTGCACCGCGCAACGTCATAAGCTAGGCTCATGTGTTTAGTTCCTTTAGCTTTTTGTCAGCCAAATTAAAACCTATATTTAGCCCATCAAAGAAAGCTGTTAGTCTATTAACCTTAAAGGCTGTTTGCTGAACACCTAATTCCATTGCTAGTTTATTCTCATTCGTCAGCCCCACCCACTCGCGCTTTGGTGGGTGCGTGTAGAGTGGTTTTACTACCATAGACGGACTACCGTCAGGCTCGTTGTGGCTGTATTCGTTCGCATAATGCTGTGCTGTGTATTTCGATTCGTTTGTGTACCAGTGCTTACCGGTACGCTTATCGAGCACTGACCACGCCACCGGCTTTTGATTCTCCGCTTCTTCGATGGCTTGGCGACCCGCGCTCAATGCCTCCAGCATCTTTGAAGTTGCCGGTATGTTGAACAGCGTTAAGTCAGCCTCAATCGCCTCAACCATCTTTTTCATCGCTTCAATGCTCATGATTGCTCCTTTGCTTTGGCAATTGCAGCCAGAGCAGTTTCAATAAGATAATCCTGTGCATATGGCGGTGATTGTTCGCTTGCGCCAAATTCAGCAAGCGGTATTAGCGCCTCTAGTGCATCAACCAATTCCGTGTTAAGTTGACGTAAATTGTTTAATTTTTCAACTAATTTTCTTACATCTTCAATAGAAATTGTTGAGTGTGGAATTAAATCTTCTGTTTTTAGTAAATTACTCATAATTGTCCTCTTTTGTTTGTTTATGCAATACATAATAAAGCAATAAAACACAAATAACAAGTAAAAAATACTACTGTTGTTTATTTGCTAATTTGTATTCTTTTTCTAGTTGTGACCGTAGTTTGTCCAGCCGACCATCTGCAAATAGAACTATACGTTGCTTTTCTGTTAGGCGGATAGTAGTCGATTTCATCTTTTCTTCGTACTTCAATTTTGGCCCACTCATTTCTAGTTATCCTTAGTATGTTTTGAATCGCTTGCTGCATTTTTTTCTTTGTTGGTTTTTGGGGCGCAATTATTACATATTCCAGCACATTCACCAATAGGATATGAGCATAAATAATAATCGCATAATTGTTTTTTATTTTGGTTGTAAATAGGCATCATTATTCATCCTTTACAAAAACACCGTTTTCTAGCAATGTTCCTTTTCGGTTTTTAATTTGTTCGTAAGCCGCTTCTAAACATTCTCGAATAGTTAATCCATGCAATGCTAGGTAATTGATAAGGCAAACCATTACATCCCCAGCGCCATCAATAATTCCTTCTTTATCACCTTTAATTTCTGCATCTGCCAATTCTCCAAGCTCAGAAACGGCTTTTAATAGCTGTGTATGTGGCTTTGCGTTTGGAATAATCTTACGAGCCTTTGCCCAATCAACCACAAGGCATGATAGCTCATCTGTTGAGTATGATTTTATTTGTTTATGCATTTTTAATTTTTCCTTGCAAATGAATACGGCCCGGCCCTTTTTTTGTATTGCTTTTTGATTTTTCTCGTTTCCAAGCAATTAAGGCAATAGGGTCAACACCAAATAATTGGTTTAACATTTTCTGTGCTGTATTAAAAGGTTTCATTTAATTTCCAATCGTTGCGTTTTAATCAATCGTGCGCCTTGTACTTCTTTGCCAGCTTCAATAGCTTCTTTAATGGCTTTCTTGTCCGGTTGTGGCGGCGGCAATTCTGGTTGCCTCATAAATTCACTAGGCAACAATCCAGCTTCGTAAATATCCACTTTAACCGGATTGTTCTTTAGCTTAATGTCAAACTGAGGGCAGCTAATGCTTGTAATGCCAGCTTGCTGCATGTTTTCCAGTAAATACTCATTAAGCCGATTTAGTTTGTTTTCTACTACTCTTTTTCGTTCTTGCATGTCTTTAAGTGCCGCGTCAATCGCACCAACATGCGCAGATAGTGTTTTTTGAACAAAGCCAATACTAATAGCCTTGTTCTCAAAGTCGCCTTGTAAACTTTCAAGAGTATCTTTTTTCGTTTCATCGTCAAAATCCATTGATTCTAACAATTTCACATTTTCAAGATACTCTGCAGTAATTTTATAAAGTGAGTTCATTATTTACCTCAGAAAGGCAAGTCGTCATCCATATCTTGCAATGATAGCGCTTGTACATTGCTAGGCTTTGCTTTTGCTTTTAATGGGCGATGGCGAAGAGTTGCAACGACTTTTTCTAGTTGCACTGGCTTTGTTTCACTATTAAGAATTTCAGTAGCCATAAGCTCGGTGCTTGCTTGGAAAAACGCTTTAATAACTGACTTGGTTTTAAGCTCGCCGTTTGAATTTTCATATTCCTCAGTCTCAATTAACAGGCCAATTTGCTTATTTAATAAATCATTAAAAACACTCCCTTTTTTTGTAACTTGTTTTTTTAAGTCATAATCATAAGCAACGACTTCACCATCAGCAGGCGACAAGTTTTTAATTTTCAAACAAGTCATAAGCGCCATTAGTTGCTTATAACCAAAGATAGGTTCGCCGTCTTTGTTTGTTGTGTACAGCGTAAAATTTGCAGTTTGCTTGCTGTCGCTTTCAAATTCTAAATGGATTCCTTTAGCGCCTGATTTTGCATCGACGTGATAAGCCTGAGTAAACTTGCCGACATATTTGCCAATCTCTGTAATTTGGCTGCTAAATTGTTCGGCTTCTTTTGCTGCTGTTGCGTTTAGTTGGTACATTTGTTACTCTCCAATGTTATAAAATTCACAGATTGCTTTATCTACTGCTTTTAAGTCATTCGGTATATGCTCAGATTCAAACATTCCGATAGGGCTTTTTGTTGTATCGTTTCCGCTATTTTGAGTTGCAAAAATATAATTTTCGTTTACTCGAAGCGTGCGGAGTACGATTGTTACTAAACCTTCTAACACGATTTTATCGTCTAACAATTTGCCAATTGTTTTAATTTTTGTGTGACCTGATTCGTTAGTATCAGTGTGGCTAAGAATGTAAACCCGTTTATTTTCTGGCAAATTCCCCGCTGTTGTTAAAATATTCCAAGCGTTACGGGCAATTTCATTGTATTTTTGAAATGCTTGGTTTCCTGTAACTTGGTCTGTTACACGGCGCATAAACTCGTTTGCCAAAATGTATTGAAAATCATCAATAACAATCACATTTTTTTTAGTCTTGTTTAACGCAGAACAAATTTGTGCGCTATTGTCTGTCCGGTAAATGTTGCCAGTTGGGTTGTCTGATGCAACTAACGACCAATCACATTTAAAAGGCAAAGGTTTAGGCACTGGCTGAATTAAAAGCAAATCATCCTTTGCAAAGTTACGCAATGATGTGCTTTTTCCTGTTCCGCTTTCGCCTAAAATCATACTTGTTATTGACATTTTATTCCTCTTTATCAAAAACTGTTTTAATGCTTTTTGCGTATTGCTTCTGATGTTCAATTATTGCTAACTCAATATCAGAATATGGTTTATTTGCAAGCTCTAAATATTGCTGCTGATCTTGTGTTTGTTGCTGCTGGTAATCGTATCTCATAATTTACTTTCTTTATAAAACCTATAAAGAGCGTCAAAAAGATATTCTGGTATTTCTGTCTTATCTGCAAGGCTGTCAGGATTATTTATTACCCAATAATATTTTTCTTTTTTTTCAACAAAAATTGAATCATAATTATTGCCAATATATAAAAAAAATAACATTTTTAACCCTTTTTATGCATGGCATAATTATACAATAAACCAATAAAAACGTATTGCATTTTTACTTAAAAACAACACTTTTTTTCTTTAATAACTCAGCATTAAAGTGTGATATTTCATTTGCAAGCATATCTAGCTTTGCTTTATTTGCGCCTTTACGTTTAGCGCGTAGCCGTTCAAGGTGGGCTTTTATTTCTTCTTCTGTTAGCGAATCGCCAAAAAAACTAAATGCAATCCAAAAGTAAATTTTTTTTAGTATGCTCATGTGTTTAGTTCCTTTAGCTTGCTAAGATCGTTCTTATCTAGCCGATTATTATCCACCCATTTCCACTCCCACACGGGTTCTTGCCATCCGACGCGGTTGATGTCGCGCGGATATTCTTTGTACGAATACGCAGGAGTGTGTTCATACACAGTGTACGGTGTCATTGGGGTGTGGACGGGGACTCTGATCCAAGTCATCACAGTTTCTCCTTGGCGATATATTTGTCAATCCAGCAATCGCTCGACGGCTTGGCGCATGTTAACATCAAGAATGAACGGTATATGTCCGGGTGTTGCCTAATCCACTGATACCGTTCCGCATCACGCTTATCGCGCAGGGCTTGCTCCACGGCTGCGTCAATGTCTTTGGCGTAGTTCACGTTTTCTCCAATCTTTGAATATTGCGCTTTGGTTGGTGCGTGTAAAGTGGTATGCAATAATCATCTGTTAAGCTCTCAAAAGCGTTTTGTTTAAAAAATTGACTACATATGTCTCCCGTTTTAGTCATCCACGCAACAGGCTCTTGTCCATCCGCTTCGCGCTTTATGGCTGCAACCTGAGAAACTATGTCGCACAAACTTGGCTGAATTGCCGCGCCTTTTTCGCCGTTAATAAGAACATCTAATTCCCTAGTAAGTCGGCGAACATCATCAACATAAGTCTTATAAGCTTCTAATTCGTCAAATTGATCATTTTCTGCTTCTGCGATGGCTTTCATCAAAATCTTAGAAGCCTTTTGTATAAGAAATGAATCATTAACGCTGTGCGGGTTTATCACCTCAAACGTGTCCAGTGCTTGTTTCATTGCTTCAATGCTCATACTTCCCCCTCTGCTTTTGCGATTGCTTTATCGCTACGGCTTAAAGCCGCATCCGGTAATGGATGGTTATATGCAGCACAAAGCTCACGAACAATTTTTGCCAGCTCTTTATTTGATTCGTAATTTTCAGGTGCCGCAACGATTAGGCTAGCGTTGGCGTCGCTTGTCGCAATGATCGCCGTCGCTCCGTATTCGCTGTTGTGGCTGTCTAAAGGGCGGATCATTAGTGCGTTATCTAGACGGGCAGTTTTCACCCGTTCGCCGATCACCCACGGCCCCGGTGTGTAGTTGCTCATACCACCCCCAAATCAAAAGCAGTAAGCACAGCAGCGTGCAGAAAGAAGGCAACGGATAAGACAATTAGCGCATTTTTAGGGCTGCACAAAGGGCGGCTTATATCAAACATTCGACGCATAAAACTTTCCTTCTAAATTGTTTTTTTCACAAAATTTTTTAATAATTTCTACTGAAAAATCGTAAAAATCATCATCTTTTAAAAAATCATAATGAATAGGAGGCGCAAATAAAGTTGCTAAAAATTCAACTTCATTTTCGGTTAATAAATAAAATTTATTCATCAAATTGTCCTTCTTCGTATTCAATACGGATGCAGGCTATACGGGTTTTGTCAGCGTTTTTGTCTGCAATATCCCTTGTAGAATTGAGCCATGTACGGTCTTCTGGGTAAGTGTTAAAGTAAGCGACTTTCTTTTCTTTTACTTCTACTAGATCAAAACTATGTAGCCCAGCGTCTATATGGTACACCCCTTCACTTGTCCAGCATTGAAGCGTATCGCTGTCACCAATGTAACCTACTATTGGGTATCGCCCGCGCCCTTTGTCGCTGACTAACGTAACTTCAGTTCCGTTGCGGGCTGTGTGCTTTTTTGTAATGTCAATCATGTTAAATCTCCAATTTTTATAAAAATACTAATTATTTTTTAACCCGTTTTTGATAATATCGCCAAGATCAAAAATAGCACCTTGATAAACATTTTCGTCCAAAAGGAAAATCGCGCTTGCTTTTTTCCAAGCCCGTTCAATATTACCAATGTGCGCCAAAGCTTTTTCGTATCGCTGCAATAGTTCCATCGTGTAGCCTTGCACGTCATTGATTTTGCCGTGAGCAATCAGTTTATCGTCTGATAAAGTGTTAAATACGTTTTGGTTCATGTGTAATCTCCAATAATTTAGATAATTCAAGTGCTTGCCATTTAAGTTCGTCGATATAAGCAGCATTAGCATTAGCAACATAAACGGCATTAGCAGCATAAATAGCGGCGGCATAAACATCATCCGCATTATAATCACCACCAATATTAAGGGCAGCCTTAGCAGCATAAAGAGCAGAACCATAAACAGCATCAATAGGATCATTAGTGAATGCAGCAGAACAGTAAACAAAATGAGCGCCACTATAAGCGTCCAGCATTTCCTCGATTGTTGCTTGCTCTAGTACATAACGCTCGGCAACGTCTAGCGCATGTTTACTGCGTCCGTCTTCCATCAAATGCTGAACTCGACGAGCACATGCAACAGCAAACAGGCTTTTCTCTTTTTCAAAACCATCCACAGCCCGAAGGCACCAAATAGCGAATTTTACCCCATTATTTTCTAAAACTACTTTTAAATTCAACGGCTCATCATCTGCTTGCGTTTTGTTTAAATAACGTAACAGTTTTTCCCACTCATCTTCGCGCGGTTGGTGTTCTCGTATTTTGTTTAAAGTTGTTTGCATTGTATTTCTCCTTACATTTTGTTTTGTACAATTCTATCTATATGGCCATGTTCATAAGCTTTTTTAATAATACGATTACCCAATTCTTGTCTGGCAATTTCAGCCGCATTTCCACCCATTAGCAATGCTGCCATTAGTTCATTGCTTTTAAAATTTTCAGGAGAAACATCACTATTTGCTAAATCCAAATAACTCCCACCTGTAATTTCATAACCTCTTCCCGGAGCATCTAATACATATTCCATTAAAATTTCTTGCGCTGCTCCGGTGCTTAAAAATTCCATTTCCACTTCTGTTTGAATTTGGGAATAACGCTTTTCCCACATTTCTTGTTCATTGAGGTGGCGATCAACTTCCGAAGACATAAAACATTTATTCATGATTTCCTCTGCTTTGTTTGTTTTGATGTGTGAATTATGTATTGCATTTGAGCTTGCCGCAAGTTGTATTTTTACATCGTTGTATTTTTGCAATAATATGGTATTATTTATTTGTTATTTCATTTTTGTCTCCTCTAGCCGCATTGTGCGGTATTTGCCCTGCATTGTTTGCGGGGCTTTTTTTTGCTTGCAATTATTGTTTGAGTATGTAAAATAGCCATATCGCTTGGCTGCGATAATTCAGTAGGGTTACACATGCACTCTGGCGGTTACTGAACCGTTCGGCCAACTTCCGAAAGGATGAGAGTGCAGGTGTAGCCCTTTTTTTATGGGGTTTTATGCATTACTACAAAAGAAATTTAGGCGACTACGCAAAAAAAGCGGGCAGGCTTTCAATGCTTCAACACGGAGCGTACACGCTTCTTATTGATGCGTGCTACGACCGAGAGACTTTTCCAACGCTTGAGCAGGCTATAGAGTGGACTTGGGCATCATCAGATATTGAGATAGATGCGGTTAAGTTTGTGCTTAATAGATTTTTTGTTTTGAATGATAATGGTCAATATGTTGATAAAATAATTGAGGCTGAAATTCATCTATGGCATGAAAGAGGATGGATACCGTCAGATCCTAGAATAGAAAAACTACGACCACCAATAGACGAGTGGAAGGCTATTAGAAAGCGCATATTTGAGCGCGACAATTATACTTGCACATATTGCGGTGCACGAAGCGGAGAACTGGAGTGCGATCATGTTTATCCGGTATCCCGCGGCGGAAACAATAGCGACAATAACCTGACTACAGCGTGCAAAAAATGCAACCGCGATAAGGGCAGTAAAACAGTCGAGGAATGGATGGCCCAAGCATGAACTTCTACCAACACCACATCGGAGACTTCAATAACGCTACACGACATTTAACACGCGTTGAACGTGCTTTGTACAGAGACTTAATAGAGTTGTATTACGACACAGAAAAACCGTTAATTACTGATTTTGAAGCGTTAGCTCGTCGCATTTTAGCGCGTGATGAGCAAGAAAAAGCAGCATTAAAAGTTGTTTTAGATGAATTTTTTACACTTGAATTTGATGGATATCATAACAATAGATGTGATGCTGAAATTGCTAAATATCACGCCAATGTTGAATCTAAGTCAAGGGCGGGAAGGGCCTCAGCATTAGCAAGGAAACATAATTCAACACATATTGAACACATGCTAGATGAATGTTTAACTAACCAAGAACCATTAACCATTAACCAAGAACCAAGAACCATAAACCATAAACCAGATGAAACCATATCGAGCGATTGCTCGAAAAGGTTTGATGTTTTTTGGAATATTTATCCAAAGAAAGTAGGTAAAGAAGCCGCAAGAAAATCATTTTTAAAAATGGTTAAGAATCAAACTGTTTTTGATGGTGTGCTTAATGCTTTAGACTGGCAAACAAAAAGCGACCAATGGCTGAAAGAAGGCGGGCAATTCATACCAAACCCTGCGACTTATTTAAATCAAGGAAGGTGGCAAGATGAGCCAGAATCTAAAAAACAAAATAAAAGCGGTGGATTTGACGAAAAAGACTACGGAGAGACGGGCCTGCTATGACATTTGTTAAAATTGGTGATTCATTAAAAACGGCTACTGAAAAAAAAGTATGTGAAATTCATGGCGAGTATAGCTCTACCTTATGGTTTGGCAGATGGTGGTCTCCATGCCCAGTCTGTTCGGAAGAAAGGAGTTTAAAAAAAGAGGAAGAAGAAAAAGCGCAAAAAGAGATTGAAGACCGCGAAAGGAAAATTGTTGCATGGCAAAAAAAGTTAGGTATATCTGGCATACCTGACCGATTCAAAGAAAAAACACTGTCAACTTTTAAGGCTGAAAACGAAGCGCAAAAAAAAGCGTTCACAATTTGCCAAAAATATGCGGATGAATTTGATTCTGTAATGAAAACGGGTAAAAGTGGGCTTTTTATTGGAAAGCCGGGTACTGGGAAAACACATTTATCGGTGGGAATTGCGTTAAGTGCTTTAGAAAAAGGCCATACAGTTTTGTTTACAACCGTTTTAAGGGCCATTCGCAGAATAAAGGACACCTGGTCAAAAGGAAGCGAAGAAAGCGAAAGCGAAGCGATTGACGCGTTTGTGTATCCTGATTTATTGATACTTGATGAGGTTGGGGTTCAGTTTGGTAGTGAGTTTGAAAAAAATATGTTGTTTGATATTTTGAACGAACGGTACGAAAAGAGGAAGCCAAGTATTTTACTATCGAATCTTGAGGTGAGTGAGGTTAAAGAATATTTAGGAGAACGAATTTTCGACCGATTAAGAGAAGATGGCGGCATGAGAATTGCGTTTACTTGGGATAGTCACCGAGGTAGGTTAAATGTGTGATTCTTGCAACAAGCTAGGCCGATATAACTTTAATTGTTTAAAGTGCTGCGCTAGACTGATAAAGGACAGTCGGCCGAGCAAAAAACGTCAGGAAATTATGCTTGAGGTTATAGGAAGATATATAAATTCGCCAAGCCGTGAAGATATTTTGAAAGAATTAAAAAATGGAAATTGAAGATAAAGTAATCTCTGAAATTAAAAAACGTCAGCAGTTGGGTATTAAAAAATACGGTTTAACACTGTCACAAAACATGGCAGAGCTAGAAGATCGTTTGCAGCACTTAAAAGAGGAATTGCTAGACGGTGCGCTGTATTGTCAATGGGCTATTGACCAGATAAAGGCCAAAAATGAAAATCCTAGCTCTTGACCTTGGCAATAAAATGGGTGCGGCGGCTTGCAATAATGAAAAAATTGTCAGTCAATCAGTTAGCCATAAAAAATATAAAGGAGAAATAGGGCATAATTATTTGCATTTTAGATATTGGCTAAATGCTTTTTGTTCTAATTTATATCCTGATGTTATTTTTTACGAAAAAGTTGAAAGGCATGCAAAAGGTGGAATATATGCTGCGCATGCTTACGGCGCTTTTCAAGGTGTTTTGCAGGCTTTTTGTTGTGAAAAAAATATAAAGCTTGTTGGCGTGCCTGTTAAAACGGTTAAAAAACATTGGACTAATAACGGTAACGCTGGAAAGTTTTTAATGATACAAGAAGCAAAACGGCGGGGGTTTGAGCCTGCTGACGATAACGAAGCTGATGCACTTGCTATTTTAGACTATGCAAAAACTCACTTTAATAAATAACGACGTTCGCCAGCGTGCGATTGATGCTGTTAAAGATGCGCCTGATGGGTGGGAGGTTATTGTGCGGCCTAAGCGTCGGTCTTTGGATCAAAATGCAAAACTACACGCTTTAATCCAAGAATTCGACGGGATGGAGTTTGCTGGAAAACCAAGAAATGCAGAAGATTGGAAGGTAATATTAGTTTCTGCGCATACAGAAGCAACTAAAGGCCAGACTGAGCTTATTTCTGGTATTGAAGGGGAATTAGTCCAGCTTAGGGAAAGCACTGCTAGAATGTCCAAGGAGCGCTCTAGCAGTCTTATCGAGTACATTCAATCATATAAATTTGAAATTGGCTTGTAACGATTAGTATTTGTTGCATTGTAGTTTTTAATGGCTGCATTATAGTGTTTAAAAGAATCTAATGCATATTGGATTGTTCCGCCAAAACTAGTCAAGCGCCCAAGCTGTACAACTCGCCATAGACCATTTTTGTAAAACAAATGTGGTTTATCAATTCCGTATTTCATTTTAGCGCCCCACGCCAAGGTAAGTTTTGATAATCAGAATGCCCGAAAAGTTTGTAAATTTGCTTTGATGCTTTTGGCGAATTAGCAGGGAAACCAAAAAAATTACCATCCCACCAACACCAGTATGTTTTAAAGCCGTTTTGTTCCTCCGTGTAATCACGCTCATACGGGCCAATGCGATCTGATAGTGGCTTTTCTTCTCCACTAAGCCACGGTGTAGTTTTAAGTAGTTTCATCTAAATTTCCTTTTTCAATAAAAGAATAGCCGTTTTCAATTTCGCTTTGCATAATAAAATGTAAGCACACAATTAAAGCAATGATTGAGCCGTAAAAAAGCAAGTTTTCAATTATTTTTTTATTCATAATTAAATTTTTTCTTTGCCAAGCGTTTTAATACAATAATTTCAGCATTGCTAATATTTCTGTTATGTGTTGAATCCTTATAACTTGTTTCTTTTTTTTGCCAAGCATTTAAAGTAATTCCAAACATTTCAGCGCATTTTTTTTGCGTCAATCCGGCTTTAATTCTTAATTCTCTTACTTCTTTTGGTGTCATAAAATACCTTTTAATTGTTTATTTTTCGGGGGTTTCCCATAAAATCTGTGATAATTTTTGCCTTGTATTTTTATTTTTTTAATTGACCACCCAAGATCACGTAAATCACTTAGCCTTCTGGTAGGGGTAGTGCTATTGCATAATAGGCACACTTCATACATAGTGCAGCCTTGTTTACGTTGTAACAACTTGGCAAGTTTAGCTATTTGTGTCATTTTTACCTCTAATTTATTTAGGTGTATGTATTGTATATCCTAGAGTACATAAAATATACTTATTTGCACAAATACAACGTGGTGCAAATACAACTATGCAATGTGTGATTTTTTGCTATCATTTCATTCGTTAGTTGTGTTCCTGATATAAGCAAAGCTAACAAAACGAAAGCAAATGCTTGGGAAGGATTGGGGGTTCCTGACCAAATAGCGCACCAAGTGCAGCGAGTAGCCGTCCATCCCAGCGACGCTAAAGGCTGGGGCCAAGATTGAAGCGGCGGCGTGGAAGGGCACGTACTGAACCTACCGGTGAACTCTGAAAGCGGGCAGGTGGGAACTCAGAATGATTATGGAGTCGCCAGCATATTCAGCAGGTATCAAGCCCTGCCCGCTTCAATGTTGGTATTTAAGACGCCACAGGCTAAATAAATGCGCCAACACCTAACCTGATCGGGTAAGAGTCAGGGCTAACACGCATGCGCACTACTGCAACTGCCAGTGCAGCCCGTGGCAGAGGGATAACCGAAGTAGCCGTGACACTAAGTAGCGGTGAAGGTGAATAAGTGCGCAGTCGTGTTGGCTTTAAATAATGGTAGTTTACGGAAAGTCCGAGAGCCAAAAGGTGGGTAGGCAGTCCATGTCCGGGAGCAAGTTCGATTCTTGCAGCCAACACCCAATGTTTACGGAATTAACATGAGCGCTCCCTCATGTACAAAAAATCAGTAAAAATAAACATG